GGAATGGCACCGTCAGGGCAGTGCCAAGGGCAGCTGCAATTACTGGAATCGACATAATTCTCATAAGACTACCTCACTATTCTACCTCATAAAAAACGGGGCGTCAACTGGATTGTGCCAGTTACCCCGTTGTCCAAGCGACGACGATATTTGATTTTATTTATACTGGGTTTCTGGCGGGAATCATCATGCCCCCGCCAAAGTTATCATCATTATCTTCATCATCACTCACTAGGGCGAGCATTACCAAAAATGGGGTGACGATAAAAAGTAATGTTTGAAATAATGTCCAGTCGTAGATCACCAGATACCTGGAATGATCTGGCCAGTGGTTGCATATGCACCAATGGCAGCGATAATGCCGATCATAGCGGCAAGTCCGTTGATTCTTTCTGCATTTTCAGTCATTGTTTTGCTCCAAGGTTTTGTTTATAATGATGACTCTATTGCCATCGTGAGTAAATTGTAACTCGTCTTCATGGTGCCACATTAACTCGTTGTATAAATCATCGAGTTTCTGAATATCTTCCCATAGTTGATTTGGGTTAGGCATTTTCCTGATTTCTCCCACCAATAATGTGGTCTGTGTTAACTCTGATCTGAATAAATTTAGATCTGGGTTTCGATCCACATAATACTACATAACCTGCATCAATTTGTTCGTTTGTTAGGAGATGCCGTTTTTCATCTTTGACATTTCCCTTTTCCAAAATACCAATGCATTTTTTGCAGTCTTCTTCTGTTTGACACTTGCCAAACAACTTTACATCACACTTTTCTGCTACCTCAGAAATAATTTCATCTGGTTTACAGAAAATCATAGACCCATGATCTCCAACATCGTAGTTTTTGTAAGCGAAAGTAACTTCACAATCACCGTAGGTGTTAGTACAAGTATTAGCATTTTGCTCTGCATAATACTTCTCTAATGCCTCTAGATATTCAATATAACCAGGATCACTGGTATCAATATCATTATCAATGGCAAACTGTTTAAGTCTACCAACAGGATCCCATCCTTCAATCATAATCAACTACAAATACTACTTCTGTATTTAGAGACCAAAAGCACCGAAGAAAAAGATGCTCCCTGTCGTCGCATAGGAGATAATTGCTGCAACGAAGCCCATCATTGCCCAGCGTCCATTTTGTTTTTCTGCCCTCTCTGCATGCGTTTCATATCCGTAACGCGCTGCCTCTGTTTGATCGATATACATTTGAGGTTCTCTGGCAAACATATTTTGCTGCCCATACTCATTTGTTGTTACGGTCATTTTAGTTTTGTAACGATTTACAACATAATTATATATCAAATGTAAAGTTTCGTCAAGCAATTAATTGATAAGCATTTTTTATAATGCACATGAGAGGACTTGAACCTCCACTGATTACTCAACTGGTACCTAAAACCAGCGCGTCTACCAATTCCGCCACATGTGCATATGCTGATTTTGACTGGATTCAGCAACCAGGCAGGTGTAACCCCATCCGCACCACTCACTTTTTAAAGAAGTGAGAAACTTTATGAGAATACCTTTCCCAAAACTTTTCGTAAAAGTAATAAATTATTGTATAACCTATATTGAGAATGATAGATGTGCTCAACGATCCAGTTACTATCCAAGCAAATAGCATGGATAAGATACGATAACCAATAGATTTTGCGAATAACATAAGGGAAAAATACCATCCCGACCAGTGTTTTTAACGTCTCTCCATGACGGGACGGGGTGTTTCCACCCCCATGCACGCCACTAATTCTTTAGGCATTGAAAATTAGAAACCTGTTTTTTTTATCGTATAGACATCTGTCTTACGGGTACAACCATCTAGTTTATAGTCTATTGGCAAAGACTAGTCAGGACGATACTCCTGACTTTTGTAATCCCCAAAGGTAATTACATCATCACCAGTGGTAAACGTGTTAACACTTACCGTGTCTGCAGCAACTGAAGAATAATCAAATACATTGTCTAGTCGATCAAGATCATAACTGGTGTGCTTATGATTGCTCTTGATTTGACCTGCAATATTTTTCATACCTTGATAATGACGCCAAATTTCAGATTGTAATTCAGGTTTTACGTCTGTGTCAAGGGACACTTTTACTGCTTCTTTTAAAGCATCTACTGCTTTTTGAAAGGTTGGATTGCAACTCATCGTTTTACTCGATCTTTAATGTAACAAGGCACACCTTCTGGATCTAACC